TACAACAACACCGCCATTGGTGACTTCCAGTACATACAGGTTGTTGAGTCCCTGGTTAGGATTTTCATTGTACAGTTTGCTGGTGGTAATCTTTCCATCATCTAATGAGTCAGTAAAGCCTTCACCAAAGTCTGTGATAGATAATCCGCCACCACCTAGTACACTAGCACCTGTGCTGTCTACAATGTCACCGCCTGGAGGTAGTCGTAGTCTTGTGGTGTCATCAACGAATTCAAATTTAAAATCACCGCCACCATCAATTCCAATTTCTGCTAGGCCATTGCTTGGATCTAGTCTAAAGTAGGCTCGAACAACATCGTTGTCGTCTTTGGATTCAAGTTGGAAAACTGCGCCTGGGTCCGCAATGATCTTGTTGTTCGCAAATGTGATATCACCAGTGTTAGCATTGCCGCCTGTAACCACATCTCCGTCAATAATCAGTTGACCTTGATCAGTAATACTTAATGGAATACCCCCAATAAAAATTGTGTTGGTACTAACATACAGGCTGCGCCAAGGCAATGTGCTTGAACCTAGATCGCCACCATTGGCAGTCTGCGGCAAAATATCTCCACCCACAGTCAAGTTGCTGGTTATGGTAGTTGCTTGATCGATAGTGATTGCTGAACTATCAGTAGTGCTCATCACACTGCCCGTAAACTCAAATGCTCCCAGGTTTAATCCGCTTCCGTCAACTAACCCTAATTTTGTATATAGATCAGTAAATCCTACATTGACTTTTTGGAACGCAGCTCGTAGGCTATCGCCCTTCTTGTCATTAGCTGTGAGGCCTACGCCTATTAATACATCTGTTAATTTTGCCATTTATCGCTCCAATTATGCCAATGCTGCTATTCTTGTTTGGAAGTCAGCAAAGCTAGAGCTTGCCGCCACAACAGATTTTAATTCTGCAAGATTAATTACTCTACTGCCTTTTAGTGTTAATCTTTCTGCTATTGTTATATCGTTTTCAAAAGTAACATCTGTGTTGAATGTTGTCTGAACATCCACTGTCAATCCGCTGGAGTCGCTGGTGCTGATAGTGCTGTTGATAAATTCCAGTGTTGATGTGTAGAATAGTTCTTTGGTTGTAGTATCATAAACAACCGGCCTTGCTGAACTTGTAGTTGATCTAACGGGATTAACATAGAATCCAGCTGCTGCGCCGTTGAGTATAGCACCGCTGGCATTTAAGATAATACTGTTTGCTGATTGATTATTGTGTCCTGCATAATGTCCGACAGCGATCGCATAGTCACCCTGACTTGATTGACCAGCATTGTCACCTATGGCAACCGCACTAGCACCTTGCTCAAAATATGCTGCTGATGCTCCTACAGCCACTCCGTAGTTGCTTTGTCTAAGTTCACCTGCCTGTCCTCCTATAGCGACTGCACGGGTGCCTTGATCTTCTGATCCAGCTGATGCACCAATGGCAACTGCACGATAGGCTTGATTTAAACCGGCATTTTCACCTAGTGCTATCTTTTCTTCACTGGTTCTCAATGTTGTGGCTTCTATGTTACCGTAGACTGTGGCAGTGTTGCCATCTATGATCTGTGTTGAATTGTCTGTGAACACAGAGCCTATGAAAATACCTCGTAAGGTGCCACTCACAGCGTCTACCATCACAGTAGAATCATCTGCAAACACTGAACCTCGTAAATCAAACACTGGATTCACGGCGATGGTTAAAGTGTCTGTGGCCACGTTTTTACTCAGCGTGATGGTTGCGTCACTGGCAATGTTTAATATGTCACTGGCAGCATCAGCTGCCAGTATATTAGCTATATCATTGTTGACTACAATTTGTGTAAACGCATTTACCGCAGGTGCTGAGTTGGTAATAGTCACGTCACCTGTGGCAATGTCTGTACTAACTGTGATACCTACACCAGAAGATATACTTATGACACCGGTGTTGGTTACTCTCAAGTTGTCACCAGTTGTGCCGTTTATGTTAATACCTGCACCTGTGGCTCTGCCTGAGGGCAAAGCAGTGACGTTCTGTAGACTGCGAACACCGGTATTGGTTATTGTTGACACGCCACTGCTTGTAGCAGTTGATATTCCCAACCCTGCCGCTACACTAAGTATGCCAGTGTTTGAGAATGTAATTGAGTCTGCTCCTGAACTCACTGCCAGACCTACGCCTGAGCCTGACAAGAAATTCACTGTGTCGCCAAATGTGGTTGCCACTATAGACAGATCGTTGTTGATCTGTATTTCTTTGAAGAATGTTTTATCAGGATCTATGATCAAACTGGTCCCCACACCAGTTAACGGATCGCCTCCCACGGTAGATCCTACGGGCAGATTAATGGTGTTGCCCACGCCTTTGATCTGTGCGCTTCCTGCCCACAAGCCGTTTAATGGATCTACTGTGGTGTGTTCTGCTGTAAACACCGATCGCCACTGATGAGTTACATCTCCCAAACTGCGTAAATTATTTGTAGTAGGAGTAACATCGGTATCTAACGATGAAAAATCTATAGGAGCCAGTCCTGACCCAGTACCAATAGTAGCAACTAGTATGTCAAAGTTTTCATTGACTTTGATAAATGCTTCATTGACTTCACTCCATAAAACAGGAGGACGACCTGGGGTTATATTATTATTAAAAGGCATTATGTTCTCCCTACCGCTATTTCAATTGACCCTATGTGATCCGAATCGTATGCTACCAGAGCTTTGCCAACTACTGTGCCTACTTTTACGTCACTTGTGGCAGCTACTGCCACTCCTGGAATTCCTGATGTGATCAAAATATCTCCTTTTGATATTTTTCCTACTACCTTGCAGGGCACACGACCTTGTAGTGCAACTAGATTCTTCAAGCCCGGGCAAGCATCATACATGACAAATGCTGCATTATTAGACACCACACCAGCTACTCTAGTGTCACCTTTGATATTGCCCGTAGTAACTTCTTTGTCTCCACCAAATACAAGAACAGTTCCTACTTCATATTCTCGATCACCTTCGTAGTATTCTGCAAGGTCAGCAGCATATGTGGCCTGCATCCTTGATCCTGGGTTCAAGCTCCAATTGCCTATGATAGTACCAGCCACGACATTGCCACCAGTGGTTAATGTCTGTGCCTGTATGCCTGTGCAAGTGATAGTGCTGCTTGATGTAATTGCTCCCACTGCGGTGATAGGAGCATTAGAAACACCGTTCTGCGTTTTGAATTCATGACTGTCATTCCAATAAGATGTTTTATCATCTGCAGCCAACGACCCTTCACTGATTAGTATACCGCCAGCACTGTTGTATCCGTAATAGCGTAGGTAACCGCCAGTGGCAGTTGTTGCTGAATCAACAGCCAACTGCGTGTCAATTTTGATATTAGACACATCAACGGTCCTGCCACCGAAATCACCGTTTACGTCTCTTACTATAATCTCACTGGCTCCGACACTACTGCTGCTTCCAGAAGATCCAGCTACTATACTATAAGAACCATCTGATGTTGCAGTAGCACCAGTTCTTCGTAAGAATCCCAAAGCACTATACTGTGATTTCTTAATGGCCAAACCATCGTTGACCACATCAGCGAATGCCACTGCGGCAGCGTTGGCAGTGCTCACACTGCTGTTACCGATCAGTGTGTCTGGAGCCAGCTGTGCAAGATCTCCTAGCTGAATACTGTTGGCCTTGATAGTAACATGTCCGTCAGTGACGTCAAAATCCGCATTGCTGAAACTGCTTAATCCACTAGCTGCTTGAATAACGGCAGCAGATCCTGTAGGTGCTGCGGCCTGTGCAGTAGCAATGGTCATTGCCAACTTGCTCTGTTCAATAGCTGCGGCCGCATTCACTTCAGCGTTGTTGACCGCACCGGCACTCAACTGCACGTCTATATTGTTTAGTGTAGAGTCTATGCCAGTGCGTAGATCAAAAGTGAGATCACCAGTGACACTGGCATTTACAAAGATGTCGCCAACACCAGTGAACACCATTACTTGACCTGCCTGCACATTAGATCCTGCATAGTTTTGTAAATTGGTAAAAGTCAGACTCTGCAGGTTTACTGCATCTTGAGGGTCAGTTGGATCGGCAACATTAGAAATCTTGTTGAAGTTGAGATTCATATTTGCCTGCATGCCCAGTTGGCCATCCAAACTCATGAAACCACCTGTGCCAAGAGGTATTACTTCGGCTGGCGCAACAGCGGCACCTTCATGTGAGATTCCCAGTCGGCGATCTATGTATTTGCGTGTGGCATTCTCTGTGGGCACAGTATCTGTGGCGTTATCTGTGAATCCACTGTCTGTGGAAAACTCACTGACCGGCACACCACGTTTGAATCCAATACCGTCCAAATTACTCAGTGCAATAGAACTTGAGAATGTGACCTGGCCAGTGCCCTGATCCACTCTAAAGTATGGTCCGACTGAGAAATTACCAAATTGATCTGTGGTAACATAAAACACACGACCCACATCACGTTCTTCTGTTTCTTTGGAGTCGTCTATCGGGTTAACACTACCTCCATAAATTTCTTTGGGATAGTTGGTGTCTGCATAAGAACCTGTGCCGATCTCGAGTAGATCGTGTCCAGTAACCCGAGTAAGAGCAATTCTAATAGTCAACGTGCCGAGGCTGCCGCTGGTACGCACAGCCACGGCAGCTTTAATGGTGTAACTTGTGGACAAATTGTTTATGGCATTGACTAACGGACGGTTCAGTGTGATTCTGCCAAACACGGTGCCAGTTACACCAGGACCTTGATACGAACTAATCACATATTCTTCGCCCAGGTAAACAAACTTAGCTGCAGATAATCTAGATATTTCAGTAGTTGAAATAGCAATTACCGCAAAAGCATTGTCACCTGCGCGGCCGGTAACTAGACCTACTTTATGCACTCCACTCTGTGTACCAGAGGTTTCTATGGCCGGATCACCAGGCACATCTGTAATTTGGAATGTATCAGGATTTCCTGTGCTGACAACAAAATACCTATTTTGAATACTTATTCCTGTGGGCAAAGCACCAGTGGTAGTGAATTTGACCACATCTCCCGCAGAGAATCCATGGCCGACTAGTGTTACCACAGCTGGATTAGCGATTGATATAGTGCAGGTTGTACCAGTTGGTGTTGAAGATATAAATTCTCCAGGCTGGAATACCGTGATATCTATATAGTTGTAGTTTTCTCTGGTCTGGGTGAGAGTCAACCCCACGATGTTATATCTATGAATGCCACTACCTGCAGTTGTGATACTCACAGCAGCACCGTTTTTCTGTGTGCTTATACTGAATTGTGTTTCTGTGAGATTGTTAGGTAACACATAGTAAGTTTCTCCCACTAGCAATGGAGCAGGTAACGTGCCCGTGGTGGTGAAAGTTATGGTATAGGCTTCTAACAGTTTGTGAGTTTTCACGGCTTTGATACTCAGTCCACTACCATTTGTCAATGTAAATGTGCCTCCTCCCGGAGTTGTGCTGACTGTAAACGTGTTATATGTGGGCTGTGTGATGATGTAATAGGTAATGCCGCTGACAAAGTTGTTGGCAGTGCTGGTAGGGATTATTCTATCACCAATTCTCAGTTTGTGATTACCACTGGTAGTGCAGACGTTTGAAACTATATCGGTTATGGTCAATGCCACACGGAATATTGTAGGTGTAGCCGGATTAACTAATATCTCATAAGGACCATTGCTATCTGCGGTATTAGTGAATGACAATACACGATACACATTTGAAAGTGTCTCACGCAGTTTAAGACCGGTAGAAGGTCTTACAGCAACATCTTCTAGACTGCCGGTGAGCAGTGTATTGCTGAGTTGACGCATGGTCATTTTGGTGTTATTTGCTACTACCGCAAATAGACCTTCTGAGGCAGATCCTATGCCAGTGCTGAGATTTAATCTTGCTACTCCTACTGGAAGATCAGTGGTAGTCACACTAGTCACTGGGTATCTATATATTTCTGTGCCGTGTAGAACTTCTAATTCTGATCCACTTAATGGTGTATAGTCATAATTATACACAAATATAGATAATCCACCTGCCACGTTGGCATATGCACCACTAGGAAAATAACAATCTACTCGTTGATTTAGATCTTCATAGACAGTGGTTGGGGTAGGAACTTCAAGTGGATCTGCACCTTCCGCAACCAAGGCATAATTACCATGAGCATTTGAACCGCCGACTGAACGAATCTGTCCACCAGTCAATGAGTAGTAGGCAATATGGCAGTAGTATGTGAACATGGACACTGCTTCAGTCAAGCCACCATTGGCCACAACTATGCCATATCCGAGGTCGTTGATCTGTGTGAAGTCATTACATAACATGCTTCTGTTACCAGGCATCAACAATTCATATCGATTGCCATTGAAATCCACATAGCTCACAGCCGATGCCTGAAGCGCAGCTTTATTGGTCTGAATGATGGTTCTAACAGCAATGTTATTAGCAGTGTAACCCACAAAGCTAGGTTCAGTTATGGCTACCACTGCCTGTGCAGCTGTGAAGTTGGCAGCACCGATGATTGAACTCATGCGGGTCATTAGGGTGTTTATGGTAGCAGCTTCTGTGGCCGAGGCAGGAGTTCCTGAGGTTCTAGTCACTGCAGAATAACTCACAGCTGGAGCCAAGTCCTGCACAATTTGTCCTAGCAGATAATTCAAATAGGCATGCCAGGTTGCAGATTGAGCTTGTGTTAGCGAAGAATCAGTGATCACTGCACCTGTGAGATTGTTGTAGAATTTCAACCCTCTTGTGCGTGTGGCCACATTGCCGCCATAAATCAAGTCATGGATCACTGCGTCTACAGCTTGTCTAATCTGATATTCTACTTCACTGGCCACATATACCGTGGCAGTGGTAAATCCACTGAGATTGCCTGCTATCTGTGCATCGATATAAGCAATTAGTTCAGCGATTTCATAGTCTCTGTTTGCCAACAGCAGTGCATAGGCATTAGTGACGTTAGCAGACAGTCCAACCGGTAGTGTAAATGACAGAGCTGGTGCGGCAACAATGCCGCGTTCTATAGTGTCTGCTATGACAGTATTGCTCTGATCCACAGTTTCTTGAATGGTAGGGTAAGCAGTAATTAGATCGTTTACAGAATCATGCACGAACTCAATAGCTTCCAATGTGATTCGTCGTTGATCGGTCAATACCACTGCGCTTTGACTGAGTCTGTAGGTCAAGCCATTTTGTCTGGTCCAGTAGTTGGTGCCTAGCACAATATCTCTTCCCAGGCCATCTAGGATCAATCCAGTGTCTCGACTGCAGGCAGCGGAATTGTACGTGAATACGCTGAATGGCCAAGGCGTGGTTTCATCTAATACAAATGTAGCTGTGCTGCCGTCCTTGTCATAGACAAAGTCTCGGACATAGTTTATTCTATATACAGAATCTGCTACAATGAATGATGCTGGAAGTTGCGGAAATCTATCAAGATCACTGACTTGCAATCTTGTTGGAGTGACCACGACGTCGATATTAAATTCCAGGTTGCCTGCAAATCCGTCTGTGAACATACCGCCAGCAAACACCTGTCTGTCCTTGCTGCGGCTGAATGAAGCACACTCTTGAAAGTATGGAGACCTTGACAATATCTGACCTGTGGGATCCAATACTCCCATGAAACCGCCATGACCTATGGCTGATATAGCCTGCCAACGCACGGTATCGTTGGCTAGGAACACGTCCATCTCTTCGTTGTCTTTGGGATAATTCACTGATCCCGATCCATCAATTACATCCTTGAACGCTGTGATCAAGTCTGTGATAACCCCATCAGCACCCACCTCAGACTGGAACGCAGGATCAATAGTCTGTAAAAATAAATTCTGTTTAGGTGAGGTCACCGCAGTATTAGTGATAATATCTTGAACCAGCTCTTCAAAAAGATCTATCACCGCCAGATATTCACTGAGCTGTGTGGTAATTACTGTGTTACCAATTTCACTTTGATAATATTTCAGTGCTGCAGATATAGTTCGATTGTATTCTCCGTAGTCTAGATCAAAAGTAAGATCGTCAACTAAGATACCTATGCTGGTTTTGTAGAATGGTTTATCATAATTAAAAGTAGAAACAAAAGGTATAACATTATTGATTTTGCGGAATTCAATAGTAGCAACGATTTCTTCCTGTAGAAACTGTCTGTTCAATCTGATCAGGTCCGCAGCTGCTTCGTAGCCGCCTTTGTTTTGTATTTTGGGGTAGACAGGTTGAGTGCTGTTCTGTAGATAATGATAACCGTAGGCCTGTGTGACCACATCAAGGCCATCAATGACTGGGTCTCTACGGAATTTATTAAATGCCCAAGGACTAGCAGATGTGCCTGGACGAGGTCTAAAAATAACTCTACGGAATTCATCTCCTACTACAGAAACGTTTGCAGGAACTTTTAGTGGATAGTTTTCGAAATATTCTCCACTTTCTACCAGCACAGAAATCTGTATGTTTCTAGCAATGTCTCCATAGGTTATGCTTTCACCTATTTGAAAATTGCCAGATAATATATCCACATCAAAAATTTCATTGCCACCACTCTCTAGCTGTCCTGAATGCGCCACAATCTGGGCCAATGCGTTGCTGGTCTTACCTCGTAGGAATAGTCCTTCACGTATGTCTCGACCTCGGACAGCTTCAACGGTGTTAGTAGTAACATCTCCTGTGAAGTCTGTGCGCAATCCTGCGGTGTAGATCAAGAATCTAGGAAGATCTACTACGAAATTTGGCAATGAGCTAAATCCCGAACCTTTGTCTGTAATAGTGATACTGGTAATTGCCCCGCCGGTAACCACAGCGGAACCGAATGCTCCACTACCACCGCCACCGGTAATTCTTACAGAAACTAAACTGTAACCACTTCCACCATTGCTGATAGATACTGACCCCACTTTGTATCTGATATTAAAAGTGGCACCAGTTCCTATTGGACCGATCCCTACAGGCGCAGCACTAGTGATGATTGTGGTCGGCACGGCAGTTGCACCCGGTAGCGCAGTATATGTGCCAGTAGAGACGACTTTAAAAGTAACAATAGCACCGGGAGTAGTTAGGGTAGTCAATACTTCTATTAAACAAGCCCCACCACCCGAAGGCACAGTTCCTCCAGAGACTTGTAGTATATCACCGGGATAATAATTTGCACCTACAGTATTAATTACAACAGTGTCCACACTCATACGTATGGTGCCAGCAAATCCTATGCCAGATGTAGGGGATTCTTCAATGGCAGTCAACGAACATTCGGTAGCTCCGTTATTAAAGGTCAGTGTTTTTTCATAAGGCCCAATAATAGCTCGTGATTCTAAAACCAATTGTTCTGCACGTTTGAGAGCAGCTTCGAGAGTTCTATAAGCATACGCTAGAGCACGACCTTGCAGTTCTTGCGACACACCCGGGCGATCGTCTTCACCGCTGAGCGCCACATACAAATTCACACTGCTACCAAATGCCGAACTATCAACATACTGTTTTGTAGCTGCGATCAATCCGCCGTAATTTGTGTCGTCATCTGGTTCTGGACTTCTAGAAAGTATCAGCGGTCCGCTCATACGTCCAAAGCTGGTATCCGTAAGACCTGTAGCAGGATCTATGGCATTGACTCCGAATCTAGATATTTTAGAATCTGCATAATTCTTATTAACTAATTCGTGACTGTAAATTGGTGCCAACGGGCTAATTGTTGTTCCGGCATCAATTATACGATATTGATTACCGCCAGAGCGCATGGACAAATCGCCGCCTAGTTGTGGTGTTGTATCAGCAGCTATTTCGGCAAAATCTGCATTAATTGCAATTTGATTGGGGTTAGTGGTAAAATCAATGCTGATACCACTGCCTGCAACAAGTTTTTTAAATTGCAGTCCTGACTCTGTGTTATTCACAGTGACTACAGGAGTATTGCCAGTAACAACATCGTTCTGACCCACGTAGGTAGATGGAGTGTCTTCTAGGCCTGTGAATTGTAATCTTTCGCCGAGCCCTAGTGAGCTGTAAAGTTCTCTAAAGTTGTCATTAACTTTACGGAATGAATCTCTTATACTGTCGCCGGTGCCGTCGTTGCCAACGGTACCGATATCAATAGTCTTTCTTGCCATGGTTAGAATCCTAGATTGAGCAAATGCTCTAATATTTAGCCCAAAGTTTTATAAGCCGGATGTAAATACTAGATGTTTCTCACAATCAAAACTCAGCAAAATCAATACTCTAGACTCAGTAAACACGGAGTCGAACATCAATATAAGAGAAAAAAGACCGTAGCAGTATTGAGATGTGACGCCTGTGATTCAATATTTGAAAGAGATCTCAAACATATAGATAAGAAACGCCTCAGCAACAATTTCTTTCATTGTTGCGGGTCTTGTGATGCCAAAAGATTTGCTCAACGCAAGGGGATTGAGCAGAAGCAGATATGGAACATGCCTGCTAGTTTAGACTTACCTGTGTCTAAATTCTAAATGATTCGCCGCAGCCGCAGCGATCTCGCTCATTGGGATTGATAAAATCAAAGCCTTCATTGAGTCCATTGCGGACCCAATCCATGGTCAACCCGTTTAAATAGGCTAGACTTTTGGCATCAACCAGCACAACAAACCCGTCGTGTGCAAAATTAGTTACTCCTACTTCAGATTCGTAACTGTCCACGTATTCTAACACATAGGCTAGCCCACTGCACCCTGTGGTTCTAACACCTATGCGAATGCCTACACCTTTACCTCGGCGTTCTAAATTCTGTTTAATCTTTTTAGCCGCTGTGTCGGTTACGGTAATCATCTACGGCCGCCTTGATAGCATCTTCTGCAAGGATACTACAATGTATCTTTACTGGTGGTAGAGCTAGTTCTTCTGCTATTTCTTTGTTTTTGATTGTTCCGGCTTGGTCGAGGGTTTTGCCTTTGAGCCACTCTGTGACAAGGCTCGAACTCGCGATAGCCGATCCGCAGCCATACGTTTTAAATTTTGCATCTGTAATAATACCTGTATCATGATCTACCTTTATTTGTAGTTTCATTACGTCACCGCAAGCAGGAGCACCGACCATACCAGTGCCCACTGTGGGATCATCTTTGGCAAATGATCCTACATTACGTGGGTTTTCGTAATGATCAATTACTTTGTCCGAGTACGCCATTGATTATTCTCCAGTTTATTATCTTCCATATATTAGACAAATAGCTTTTTTTATCTGCCTGATAGTCCAATGCCCATGCATGTTCCCACCAATCTACTAATAGCACAATGTCGTTCTTGATTTCGTGATTCACAATGGTTTTGATCTTGCCATCCCGAGCCAAGTATACCCATCCGCTGCCCTGTATCTTCATGGCTGTTTTTTCAAATTCTTCTTTGAACCGGTCAAAAGTATCAAAGTGTTTTTCTATAAACTGTAAAATAGCATCATAGGGTCTATTAGATCCTTCTGGTTTTTGTAGTTGACCAAAATAGATACTGTGTAAAAATGCGCCAGCTTCGTTGAAATCGTCATCACCTTCGCCCTTGTTGTAGCGATCAACATAGGCTTTGTATAATGTTCCGTAGTGATAATCTATGGTTTCTTTGGATTTCACGGGATCGAGATCTTCGCGATCGTATGGCAGTGTCAACTGTATGAGTTTGTCTTTTTTGCCTTCAACAATGAACTTTTGAATGAAATTGTATGCCATACATGTATTTACCGCATAAATAACCGACAAGGAGATTTTAATATGCTAGGATTAATCAAGAAACTTTTTGGCAGTAAGCCAGCCGAACCTGTTGCAGTTCCCTACAAGGTAGAAACTCCACCAGTCGAAGTCGCACAACCTTCAGTCGAGCCAACAGCAGCAGAAGTTTCTGCTGAAAACAAAGCAGTGGCAGTGGCAAAAGCCAAACGAGCACCAGCGAAAAAAGCGCCTATTAAGAAAGTAGCAGCGCCGAAGACTCCGCGAAAGCCAAAGGCTCCGTAACTTTTTTATCCTGCTCGTAAAGGGCAAATGAGGCTAAATTCTTGGCCTTGCTTTCACACATGATGTCTGCCCACGGCCTATGTGTCAACGCCCACTCATTGACCGCGGTATTCCAATAAAAGCCACTGTGTGCTCTTAGTTTGGCTTTTTTGTAACCTGCTTCTAGGAGGGACGGAAGATCGGGGCGGATGTGTCTGGGATGGTCAATAAGACAGTCTTCCCGTGAAACACTATAATGTATGACAGGGCGCACACCACGCCAGCTATCGATAACCCTTTTAACACGATCATCATTTGCTTCAATGTATTCTCCAGTTTTAATCCAGTGATGATGAATGTCTAGCACCAAGGCACAGTCTTTGACCAATTCAATGCTAGATTCAATACCCCAGGTCATTTCGTCATTTTCAATGGTAAGGCAGTTGCGAGCCTCGGGTGTCATTTTGCTAAGAGCGTCACGAATACCTTGTGGTCCCAGCTTGCCGGAGATATGCACATTGATCTTGAAGTCTTGGAATGTTTGACCATATCCCATCCATCGAGCCATGTCCACATGATACTCGAACTCTTCTATACTGCGTTCTACTATGCCCGGGTTAATAGACGCCAACACGCAAAACTGGCCAGGATGAAAGCTGAGCCTAACATTATTCTTCCTAGCCACATCACCCACACGGGCAAATCCTCTTTCTGCAAAGGCTCTAACATCGGGCTGCCGCCAAAACCACTTCCAACTAGGCTCAGTGTATACAGGAAGTATATCACTTGAGAGTCGTACCATTCTAAGATCTTCATCTAGTGTTCCTACCCTGCTGACTAATTTGTAGCAGGCTTCAATGTTTCTTTCCATTAGATCCCAAAGTCGCTGTTCTGCTTCTTGAGGATGTTCACGCAACCACCTAACTGTGGTAGCACCTGTATTTAAGTCACGGTCACGAGCATTAATTTTCATGCCGTTAACTTCTTCAGGATCATTGATCCACTTGCAGGCAAAGCCTATGCGTTTAATCATTAGTGTACCGCTGCTTTCTCATTTACTGTGCATTCAACTACCCAATTATTAAATTCGGTAAATTTGGTTACTTCTACTCCTAGTCCAACTGCTTCATTTACAAAGTGCTTTAACAGTGCATTGTACAGTTCGTCGGGCATAGTGTCTTTATCAAACTTGATTTTCATCTTTGGCTTTCGCAGAAATTACATTGGCGATACGAAAGGCACGCCATTCTTTTTTATCTAAACACCAAACATTCAATACGTCCGGATTAACTTTCTTTTCTTTTTTAGGAGCAGGAAAGTCAACAGGATTGTCTGTGTTAGTTTCGTGTATTGGTGTTGAAGGAATCAATGCTTCGCTAAGAGTGCAAGGCATAGAACGGACTGTACCGTCTACTTTGGTAAATTCTACTATACACTCGCCGGTATGTAGTAGGTCGGATAGTTGTTTGCGTGTAAGTGTAGTCATACAACTATTATACGCTCTTCAGCGCCAGTTGTCAACTACAAAAGGATCAAATACAACATCGGGATTTGGATCACCGTGAAACACCGCTATTGAACAATGAGGATTAACCTGTAGATTATGGGCTACTGTTTTGAATCCATTCTTGCCTGTTCTAACAACTAATTCTTCTCGACTGCGTATTTCCCATTTGTAACTCTGTATCCATTCTATTGGCCAAAATTTTATGCGATCTTTGGCCACGTGCCAGGTCCAATCTTGGTCTCCGTGCATACGTTGAGCGTTTGCAGGATTAGCAACAAATCGATCCCATATGTCTCGCTGACTGCCGTGTTCCCAACTCATTACGCTGCTGTTTAACATACGCCAACTAGGATGAAATTTACGATTGAAATCTTGAATGCCCATAAACTTATTACCTAAATTTTCAACAAGTTTATCTAGGTTGCTGCAAATCACAACATCCAAATCAAGATATAAAATTCTACCCTGTATATCTAGGCTAGGATCAAACATATGAACTTTATGCCACCACGGTTTAAGATATCCTGCGCTCCGTTGAAGGATAGTTCGAACCCCAGTAATTGGATTGGGATCGTCAGTTAGGCAGGTAAATTCGTAGGGCACAGTCATATGGCGACTGACCATATTACGCAATCGTTCTACATAGTTGGTTCCGTACTTGTTACCAAACTTAACACAGAGAACTGTAATTTTATCTGTGTTCTGACTGGACTGTGGTGTCGGTGCTGCACCTTCAGTCTGTGGTAGAAATCCGTGTGCCTTGTAAAAACGAAACTGTTCTTTAGTTAGACTGTCTTTTACTTCTTTTGACAATTTCATCAATGGCCACCAGTTCTTCTAATATTGTTTTGAGATTATCTAATTTGATCATATTTGGACCATCGCTAGGAGCACGATCCGGATCTTCGTGACATTCCATAAAAACTGCCGCGACACAGCCAGTTGCTATTGCCGCTCGGGCCAATGGTGGGACCATCCGTCGGTCGCCGCCTGAGCTCGTGCCATTTGCTCCAGGCTGTTGAACACTATGGGTGGCATCAAAGACCACTGGATACCCGGTGCTTGCCATAATGGGTAAGCTACGCATATCAACAACAAGATTATTATATCCATGAGTGTATCCCCTTTCGCATAACATAATGCGTTCATTGCCCGTTGAAGCAATTTTTGCCGCAACGTTTTTCATATCGTGAGGAGCAAGAAATTGACCTTTCTTGACATTAATGGCGCAGCCAGTAGCGCCAGCAGCCATCAATAGGTCGGTTTGTCTGCATAGGAATGCAGGAATTTGTAATACATCGATGCCGGCATCAGCACATTCCTGTGCCTGCCAACTTTCGTGAATATCTGTTAAAACAGGCACTCCAAACTGATGCTTTATAGAATTGAGAATCTGTAACCCTTCTGCAATTCCTACGCCTCTTTTAGTAGAGATGCTACTTCGATTGGCTTTGTCAAAACTGCTTTTATAAATTACCGGAATGTTTAAAGATTTTGCAATATCTAATATTCTAGAACAGGTATCTTCAGCATGACTTTGACTTTCAATTTGACAAGGACCTGCTATTAGAGTAAAAGGCAAATCATTGCCAACGGTGAGATGATTAATGTTAAATGTATGCATATAATTATTTACCAGTGCCTAATGGTGTTGGCAATAATAAAGCAACAGGTTATAACGTGAATAACAACCCAAAACGTTTTTAAAAATAATGCTATGCGAGCTTCTCGTATAGTGAGGATAGGCACATCAGGCCTATCCTCATCTGTCTGACCTATCAAGTGCCCGGTGGCTCGAGCCCAGATGCGTTCAAATGAGTTCACGCAAACAAGTCCTCATTCCACTCGCGATGACCTTCACGGAAAGCCATATTGCTC